TTCATCGAGCACCCTAATAAGTTAGATACATGGGAAGCAATCGGTGAGAAGGATGCTAAGAATCTTATCTATCGTAGCCTGCGTAATGAAGCGTTGGATTATTGTCAGAAGTGGAAAGCCAAGACTGTTGGCTATGATGTGAGTGATTTATATTATTATGAACCAGGGTTGGTAGAGGTGCTACTACCTACTGTGTTGATGGGTAACTTTCATATTGCACCTAAATTAAATCTCAATAGTGCTGGTGGTAGACCATCTGCCCCGTCAGAGGGCGGTAACATTCAGGTATTATTACTTGAAGTAGACTCAGCATATTGGAAACTTTCCAAGGAGGATAGAAAGATTCTATTCTTCCGACATGCCGAGTCTTTAGACTTCAAGGAGATAGCCAACTATCTATCTCTGGGCAGCGAAGACGCTGCTCGTATGCGCCATAAAAGGGCAGTTCAGCGCCTTGTAAACAAGCTAGGTGGGCGCAAGCCATACCACGATGAGGACTTCAAAGAGGTTGAGGAAAGAACAGATAGTGAAGACACGCACCAGCAAGAATCAGATAGTACAGAATGACTCCTGCTAGTGCTACCAAGCGTATGAATCTAACTACCACTGGTCTCCATCTTCCCACATTGGTACATCTTCTAGTGAGTTGAGACTGGAATCTAGCAGTGTGTCTAGGTACTCTTCTTCCGATGAGAAATCAGGATACCACTCTAGTATTCTAGTGCCAGCAGACAGATTTATCTCCGCCACATCATCATCAAAGCTACCGTCATCGTTAGTGTATCGCTCCCACTTTAGGTTGAGTAACTCTAGGTTGAACTCGTATATACCTACAGCAGTTCCAACAATTATCATCGGCGTTAGTTCTATACCCTTAGCTCCTTCCAAGAGGAAGGTATAAGCTTGCTTTGGTAGAACCATAAAGTCAGATGGAATTGTAAATATGTATGCGTATACTGAATCCTCTCGGCTGATTAGAACCGAGTGGTCGTCATGGTCTTGTATATCAGAAAGACTATACTTGTGTTCCTGTAACAAGCTAGCTATCTCTTCATGGTTTAATTCGTAAGTTATCATTTATCCTCCAGTTTTATAGAATCCAGTACCCTTGAATTGGATACCGGGAGCGTTGTATATTCTTGTTGACTCAAATCCACAGACGCACTTGACTGTATCGTCACGCTCGTCTATGCTACGGGAAAGTATAGTAAGCGAGTCACACTTACCACATCTATATTCATAGGTCGGCATCTTGTTCCTCGAAATCCTCGGGTGTTGGTGCGGTAGCTATTGTGCCACACATAGAACACTCCATATCTAGGAAGTACATATCAACCTCACCTGTGTCGGTGTCGAATATTGTTTTTACATCCCAAACTTTTGAACCACATGGACATACTGTAGTTGGTAAACCACGAATGTCCATAGCCTCAGTATAGTCAGGGTTTAGACTTGAGATTTCCATTGGCTCCATACTGTCTATACCAATCCTTTCGTAGTTCTTCTGCGTTAGCGCAGTCTCTTGGTGTCATATGAAATATATATTTAGTGTCACTACTACTCTTAACACTAGGTATGCTGTAGTATCTGTCGTCCACTATAGGTTTACTACAGGAACGACAGAACACTACACGCTCAGCAATAGATTTATATTGCTTCTTAGCCATTAGTGCCACCCATATTTTTGGAAGTGGCGCCAAGCATTACAAGGGGTATCGTATCTATGGTAGATATATTCAAGTCCCCTATCTATTTGCTTGGTTGGCATTGTGTTAGGGTCAAGCCCTAATATCTGTGGGATACCGCCAGCATTTCTACCCTGAACTTTTATTTTATTATATGCTTTCGGGTTCCATGCTGATTCTTTACCCCACAGTTTATTAAGGCAAGACATCTGTTTGTCACGCCACAGGCCAAGCTTGTCGTAAGCATACGACTTGCTGTCTGCTGGTGTCCAGTCACGCTTGGTATTCTCATACCTATGCGGTGATGAAAGTGGTTCAACAACTAGCAGAGTGAATACCAATGTGAAGATACTCACGACTGTTAGTCTTATGAAATAGTTTGCCATGCTCTAACTCCTTGTGCGAATTTAATCGCTTGTTCTCTCACAGTACCAGTGCGACTGGTGCGTGACAGAATAATTCTATCTCCGGCAAGCATACCGCCCCAAATACCATGCTCTAAGTTCTCCTTACGCATACCTTCCTCAAGGCAACGCGCTTGGATAGGACACTCTTGGCATATAGCAATAGCAAGAGTAGCCTTCATAGCCATGTGTCTTTGTTTTTGTGTGCTTGGTCTGCCACCCTTGCGCTGATTAGGTAGTTCCTCAGGGAACCACATGTCAGGGTTGGGGTGAGTTGAGCATAAGCCTATCATCTAACCTCTGTTCGTAGCAGGATTATATAGTGGGTGTACTGATACAACACCCGTTAGCAACTCCGCCCAGTCAAGGGCTTTGTCTAAGTCATCGAACATGCCATACATTACAGGGGGTTTTTTCATATCCGATGTGAATACGAGTACCATGTAACCTGCCACCAGCATACCTGCTAGTGGCTCGGCTACGGCAATTTTACTTTCAGTATCCTTACGCTTCGAATACGACATCGACATAGTCTTTGAGTCGTTCATGTCTAGCGATTAGTCCCTTCTTGCCTGTTAGGTGCTTATAGCAGCCATCGCCGAGCGATACCCATACAGACTTGGGCTTGAAGCGTGTCTGACTAGGCTTGGCTTTGACGATAGTACCATAAGGGTAATAATCGTTGTCAAGATTATCAGTAGTGGTGACAATGTCTAACTCTAACGCGAGTGAGCGTAGCGAGTCAGCGATATCCCATAGCTGGGACTTGGTTGAGTTTGTACTCATTGTAGTTGGTGGTTCCTTTCAGGGTATAATCCATAGGCGCTTTACCTATGGAAATCTAGTGCTCCGTATTGCGCGGTAGGCGGAGCAACCCTACCAGAGAGATATGCGCCTAGTCAAATCTAGTATAACACAGGGTCATTCTTTAGTGTCCAATGTCTATCAAAGTCCCAGCCACGCTCGTGTGCCTTGCGGTTGGGGTCATAGCAGTCACAGTCCATTGGTAATTGGTAGCACAGTAGGCATGAAGCACAGAACTCGCAACTCTCTACTGAGTTATCTAAGTCTATAAGGGCTTCACACATGGGGCACATGTCTATCAACTCAGGGTCAAGTTGATAGTAGGCTTCTTGCTTACGCCAAAACTCCTCTTCCTCTGCGATAGTATTGGCTACCGAGTCTGTCTGTCTGACAGTAGGCTTGTAGTCATAGATAGTACGCTTGTAGCTAGAGTTAGACCACCACACATCATTGTCGTCCCATGTACCTGACTTCTCGTTGATGAGATACATCTGATACAAAGCCTTGGGATTAGTGGTAAGCACCGCTATCTTGCTACCCGTAGCCCATGACTCTACCATTGTGAATACATTGGGGTCATCTAGGGCAGTCACGCCACCGATAAGTGGCAGGGTATCCTCAGCGAATACACGCGTATCGCTACGCTTGTCATCTTTGTCTATGAAATTATCTAGCACACCATTGTGCGCTAATACTGTATCGGTATCGTCACCGACTTGGAACGGGTGGCAATTAGCCTCGTTCTTTACGCCGTGTGTGGCGTAGCGAGCGTGCCATATAGCATACCCTTGTGGGTATTGCTCGCGCATACTGATGAACTTATTGACTGCCTTCTTAGCCGACATTGTGCGGTATCGGAATATCTTGCCGTCAATAATCATGGCAAAACCATAGCCGTGTGGGTTAGCACACGCGCCGTTGCGTAAATCCTCACGCTTGGGTATAGCGTTAGGCTTACAGACCACTAGTAAACACATAAGTTATCTCTCTCCTGTTCTATGCGTTTAGCATTTCTCTATTGTTTAGCGATACGCTAGGCACTTTAGCCATGCGTAAATATAGGTTAGGATACAGTCCGTTGTTAGACTCTACCCATGAAGCGAACCACTCCCACTTGAGCATACCTAACTTGACATCAGATACAGTCATATTGCGAGTGTATTCGGTTGCTGCGTGTGTCAATTCTAAAGCGGCAAGTATGCCCGACTTAGCCATAGTGCCCCTAAAGAACCGCAACTCTAGTGTGTAATCGTTTAGCGTATTGACCGCAGAATACCGCTCGGTGAAAGCGCGACCATGTATCTTATCGCGTAGGGTGAATTGTGGTACACCCCACTCGTCAGGTTTATAGACATCACTAAACACAGCGTAGCGTGAGTTCTTGCGACCAGCTAACTTCATCATCTCTTTGGGGTTCTTGTATATCAGGGTCAAGAACCTGTGAGTATGTGCGCCCGACTTGAACGCGGCACGAGATACATGGACATGTAATCCACAACTATCGGTATCCCATGAACGCGCACCGAATACCGAGCGCAAGTTCTCTATGTAAGCCCACAAATCTGTGGCTTGCTCATACGCACCTAGCGTGTGTGGGTGTGTCACTAACTCAAAGCCCATGTCACCTATGGAAGCGTCGGACTTGAGATAGCAAACCTTATCATTCTCAAGCGGTATGACACCAGCGGTGGCGGTATTGAAAATTGAGTTGTCTATCCTACCGAGTGACATCTCTAACTCAAAGCCCATGAACAAGCCATTAGGTTCTTGTCCATGAAATACAGGGTTAGGCTTGTACGAATACTGATGAACCTTGCCGATAGTGTCGCCACATCTAGCACAACCTTGCTCATCAGGATAATACTCGTCGCAGTCATCACAATAAGTAGCGTCGTCGCTCGTACAATACTCGCACCATGTACCTATCTGATAGATATAACTACTACCTGTGCGGTTGCCGTTGTACGCTTGCTCGCAACGCTCGCAAGTGAACGCGTCGTTTTCCCAGCAACCCTCACACCATAGGCTATCGTCTACTGTGTACCATGAGTCGCTATCTGTACCCGACCACTCACAATGCTCGCACATTCGGTAGCAGTCATCACACGATACATTCTCGGTGCTAGTGTGTCGCACACTATCAGAGTCTAGAACTTCGCCACAACTATCGCAAGATAGTAGCGGTGACTCGTCATCATTTTCTATCGGCATGATTACCTCTCTCTAGCGCCTACCTTGTTGTAGGCGTTGTCTATCATAGCATTACTAATCTTGTCGCGCAAGTTAGCCGTTGCCACTTTCAAGCCGTTAAAGCCTTGTCGCTCGTAGCGTTCTTGCTCGTTGCGTAATGCGGTGCGTACTGTGTCTAACTCGCTAGGGGTTAGCACTAGTATCAAGTCATCATCACTCATGAAATAATCTCCTTCACTATGACAACGACTAGGGTTAGTGTTATCAGCGTTAGGTTTAGCAGTATCATGAACTCAGTCATCACTTTCCTCGTTCTCTAATTCCTCAACCTTGATGGAATAAACTTCGCCGTTGTAGGCGTAATCCTCGTAAGCCCAACCCTGTTCTTCGGCTTCGGCTTCGTTCTCAACTTCTACTTCATACTCATAGTGAACCACAACTTTTACATTGTAGGTCTTGAGTTTAGTATCTTGTGGGTACATGCTCTCTCCTAGTTATCTTGCTCTAGTTTATCAACAATTATCTTGTTGATGATTTTCCAATCCTTCTCGGTTGTCGCTGTGACTTTATGAAGTCCGAGTGACTTTACTGTGAAGGTAGCCATATCTCTAATCATAGCCATAATCGTACCATGCTCTCTAACCTAGTGCGTAGCCTTGTGCTATCGCGTGTCGCGCTAGGGTCATGAACCCTCGCACCCGTTAGGTGTGCGCGACTATCCTCTAATTATACGAGCCTATCATCTCGCGCTCTAAGGCGCGTTGTGACTCTATGAACTTCGCTTGTCGTTCTGCTAGTTCTATCGCTCTTGTATCTTGTGCGGATACGGGGCGCGTTGTGCTTGTTGCGTGTGCCTTGCGCTTGCTTGCTGGCTTGCGCTTAGCGACTCGCTTGTGAGTAGGGGCTACTATGAAAGTCTCCCCATTGGGCTTGCGTACTGTGACGGGGAACGCCACTCTCGGTGTCTGCCTTGCCCATGCTCGGCGTACTTTCACGACTCTATGAGCCATGACTCTCTCCTATCTAGTCGGGTTAGGGCTATCTGCCCTAGTGGATAGATGAGAGAGTGACTCTCACCTATCCGCGCCTATGGTGTCGGGTACTTATCGGAACCTACATGGAACCGACTCGCTAACCGACACGCTAGGCGGATAATAACGACTAGGCGGAACCTTTACCCTCGCTCATAAGTGCCACTCAAAAGAGTCGGAAAGAGTAGCGCGGTATCGTGCTATTCTCACTCATGAACCCTCTAGGGGTTCCTCGCGGTAAGAGGGCTTGGTCGCCCGTTTATCTGCCACTCATGGGATTTCGGCTACTTGGGGCGGAATACCCGACCCGTTCACCCCCACTTGTGGGGTTCCTTCAACCGCTAGGAGAATTGAACCAAAATCAGCTCACAATTTCAAATCCAAATCGCGGAAAGTTGAGCGTGAGAATTGTGAAGTGCGTCACATAATCATTAGAACATCTGTTCTAATTCCTGTGGATAGTTGAACTTTCAACTAATCCTGTGAAATCGGACAATTCGGGATAGATAAGACATGGGCTACCTTGTCCACACGACACGCCGATACTCTTGAAAGTGTGGCGCAATTCACACTAGAACATCTGTTCTATGACTTACATCACAGGGGGCTAAGGGCATGGGGGGATAGTCACCTTCCATTTATATTAGAACACTTGTTCTATGACGGAAATCACATTATTATGACTTGACAAGGAAAGAATATCATGGTATAATGCCCCCGCTAGGGGCTCAGGAAATTCTCAGGAAGCACTCAGGAAGTTCTCAGGTAACTCTCAGGAAACTTTGAGGGTAGGGTTGTTAAACTTCGGTACACGCGCTATTATAATATCCCCCTAAAAATATCTGTTATAAGCCCCCTAATATATATACAAATCGGACATTTTATAAATATATTAGGGAAACCCGTTCGGTTTCCCGATTTGAACAGGTTTTCTATATATGTAATATATTTTATTATATAGAGCGAGCTTCGCTCTTCGGCTCGCTCGCTTATAATATATTATATATAATTATATATAACATATATGGGGATGCTATGCCCGTTTTCTGACGGGCGTTTTTGATGTGATTTAACTGGAGGACTGACTATGGGACGAAAGCCTGGTAAGGTCGACATCCCTATGCACGAGGCTAAGGAGAAGGTTCTCCTGATGCTGGCCCAGGGTAGTACCATCACCCAGGCTATGGGCTCTGTCAACCGCAATGAGGTAACCTTCCGTCAATGGACGATGAAGGACGAAGACTTTAAACAACGAGCCGATGCCGCCCGCCTAGAAGGCAAGGGCGTCAAGGCTGACTTGAAGAACCTCAAGGATATTACCTTTGAGGAGTTCTCTGAGCAGTTCCTAGACACCAAACTCTTTGAGCATCATAAGGACTGGGTAGACTTGATTGAGGGGCGGCAGCCCCGCTGGCTACACCCAGCTATGACTTATGAGCCAGGTGCTGCTAACCGAGTCCTAATTAACGTTCCACCCGAGCACGCTAAGTCCACAGTCATCACGATTAACTATGTGACCTACCGACTAGCTGTAGACCCGAATGTTAGAATCATCGTAGTCTCTAAGACTCAGGGCATGGCCCGCAAATTCCTTAGCGCCATCAAGACAAGACTTTCCCACCCTAACTGGATTAAGCTCCAGACGGCCTTTGGCCCTAATGGTGGATACAAGGCAGATTCACAGACGTGGTCTGCCGACATGATTTATCTAGGAAGCGGACGAGACTCTGGCGAGAAAGACCCTACGGTGCAAGCCCTAGGCTTTGGCTCGCAGATTTACGGTGCTCGTGCCGACTTGATTATCCTAGACGATGTTGTGATGAACTCCAATGCCCACGAGTGGGAGAAGCAAATTGAGTGGCTTCAAAAAGAAGTCATCACACGCTTAGGACGACACGGGAAACTACTGATTGTAGGGACCCGTGTTGCTCCCGTAGATTTGTACAAGATGATTCGAGATGGTCAGCAATGGACTGGTGGCAAATCTCCGTTCACATACTTTGCTATGCCAGCTGTATTAGAATTTGATGAAAAGCCTCAAGGGTGGAAAACACTCTGGCCATGGACGGATAGGCCTGAAGGCGAGAAAGATGAACCAAATGAACAAGGACTCTACCCCAAGTGGGACGGCCCCTCTCTCTTCACTAGACGAAGCGAAGTGGCGCCTTCTGTCTGGGCAATGGTTTACCAACAAGAAGATGTCGTCGAAGACGCAATATTCGCGCCAGCAGCAGTTGCAGGATGTGTCAACGGTATGCGAAAGCGCGGACCACTTAAACCGGGTGCTGCGGGTCATCCCAAGAATTTAGAATCTGCCTATACGGTTATTGGTCTTGACCCTGCGATGACGGGTAACACGGCAGCGGTGGTCTTGACCTATAACCGACAAGATAGCATGATTTACATTCTCGACTGTGTAAACATGACTGACCCAACACCAATGAAGATTCGTGCCCTGATTGAAGATTGGGTACAGCGATATAAACCACAAGAGTTAAGAATTGAAATCAATGCACACCAGAAAGCATACGCACTCGATGACGACTTGCGTAACTGGCTCTCAATGTATGGGTGCCAACTCAACTCTCACTTCACTGGTAAGAATAAGTGGGATACTTCTTTCGGTGTGGCTTCTATGGCAAGTCTTTTTGGCAGCCTTAGAGATGGAAGATTCCAAGATAACAACTCAATAGAACTACCAAGCAATGAAGGTAGCGAAGGACTTAAGGCTCTAGTACAACAGCTTATTACCTGGAAGCCTGAGACTAGAAACCCCAGCGACTGTGTGATGGCTCTATGGTTTGCAGTAATTCGTGTACGCGAGTTGATGCAGCAGAATTCACAGTCAGCCAGATGGATGCAAAACCGTTGGGCTACTAGAGCACAAACAGAGAGACGATTCTCAATTAACTTAGATGAAGCCATTGCAGAACAATGGCAACAGACATACGGATAGGAACTAATATGAGCTCGACTAGAAATAGTGGTGGCATCTCTGGTAAAGGTGCTAAGAACGTAAATCCACTTTACGGTCTCATGCAGACAGCTAACAATTATATCAAAAATATAAATAAAGAAATGCTAGATGTAAAGAACGCCACAGATAAATATGGATGGGATAGTCCTCAGCGCAATCGTCAAGCTAGACAAGTGCGTGGTGCAGTATTTCAAGCTCGACGCTATAAAGATTAAATTTTTCTATAAGTTAGGATATTATGTTATCGATTGAACAGATTGCAGCACGAGTTGACTCGTTGCGCTTTCGTAACGCAGACAGGGACGCACGCAACCTTGATGTCCTTGCTGTCCGTAAAGGTCAGATTGCCAGCGTATATCCTGACTTCTTTCCAGATGGAGTAGATGCAAATGTCGTTGCGAATTTTATTGACATTGTTGCTAGAGACTTATCTGAAGTTATGGCGCCTCTGCCTGCCGTCAACTGCTCGGCAGCAAACCAAACGAGTGACCGTGCTCGTGCTTTTGCTGACAAGCGTACTCGCATTGCTAGCAATTATTTTGCTCACTCTGACTTATCCGTTCAGATGTACTCGGGAGCGGACTGGTACATAACCTATGGTTTCCTACCATTTGTCATTGAGCTAGATGCTGAAGCTAAACTACCTCGTATTCGCCTAGAAAACCCAGTGGGTGCTTACCCAGAATTCGACCGTTATGGTCGTTGCATCGCATTTGCGAAGCGTTATCAATTAACGCTAGGCGAACTTGTTGCCCAATTCCCTGAGTATGAGCGCAGTCTCCTTGGTGGACTTGGATATAAGCAAGAACTAAACTCTCTTATTGAGATGGTTCGTTACTATGACAAAGACCAATCGGTAATCTACTTACCAGATAAAAATAATCTTGTCTTGTCATCTGTTAAGAATCCACTTGGTAAGATGATGATTGTTGTAGCACGCAAGCCATCTATCGATGGCGAAATGCGTGGACAGTTTGATGATATCTTAGGTATCCAGTTGCTACGCAATCGCTTTGCGTTGCTTGCAATGGAAGCTGCAGAAAAATCTGTACAGTCTCCAATCGTACTTCCACAAGATGTACAGGAGCTACAGCTTGGTGGAGATGCGGTCATCCGTACTTCAAACCCAGCAGGTGTACGTCGCGTAGAGCTTACTCTACCGCAAGGCGCATTCACAGAACAAACTCTTCTTAATCAGGAATTACGCGTTGGCGCTCGTTATCCCGAGGGACGCACAGGAAATGTCAACGCATCTATTGTCACGGGTCAGGGCGTTCAGGCTCTCATGGGCGCGTTCGACACCCAGGTCAAATCTGCACAGGCAATCTTTGCTAGCGCCCTCCGTGATACAATTCAGATTTGCTTTGAAGTTGATGAAAAGATTTTCCCAGATGAGAAGACCATCCGTGGTGTAGATGCTGGCGCTCCATATGAAATTACTTATAACCCTAAGAAAGATATCAAGGGTGACTATAGCGCTGATGTGCGTTATGGTATGCTTGCAGGATTAAACCCAGCACAGGGCCTTATCTTTATGCTACAAGCTCTTGGTGGTAAACTCATCTCCAAGGACATGGCTATGCGTGAATTACCATTCAGCGTAAACGTCAGCCAAGAAGTAGAAAAAATTGAGATTGAAGATATGCGTGCTGCGTTGCTTGCTTCGCTCCAGGCGTACACTCAAGCTATTCCTCAGCTTGCCGCTACTGGTGGAGACCCAAGCCAAATCGTATCTAAGATTGCACAGGTAATCAAGGCACGCCAAAAGGGACAGGCGATTGAAGATGCAATTGAAGAAATCTTCCCCGCCCAACAACAGGTTCCTCCTGCTGGCGCACCAATGGTTGAGCAACCGTCCCCTGCTCCCGCTGCTCCAGTAGGAGGCGCTCTTGGCGCAGGAGAAGCTGCACAAGCAGCACCAGATATTATGAGCTTACTATCAGGTTTAACTGGTGGAGGCGAAGCTACAGCAAGCGTAAGAACTATTCGTCGACGATAATCTAGGAGGGGACAATGACAACGATTATTGGCGTTGAGTATGATGACAAGTCTGTCATTGTTGCTGATAGCCGCATCACTGATGATAGTGGTAAAGTTTATTCACATCCTGTTATGCGTAAGATTGCACAACGTGGTGCGTTGCTTATTGCAGGAGCTGGCGAGGTTGCCCCTTGTGATATAGCGCAGAATATTTGGGTACCACCAGCATTTACAGCGAAGGACAAGAAGGACGCCTATCGCTTTATGATTACCAAGGTTATGCCATCACTTCGTAAATGTCTTACAGATAATGGCTACAACTTTGATGAACCTCACGACAAAGATAAAGATGGACTAAGGTTCCAGTTTCTTATTGCAGTCGGTGGCGAACTCTTTGATGTTGACCAAGATTTGGCGGTGATGAAGAGTGAAGAAGGATTCTACGCAATTGGAAGTGGCGGGTCCTACGCTCTTGGAGCTCTTTACGCAGGCGCTGATGCCCTCACTGCTATGGAAGTGGCTGCACGAGTTAGTGCATATACAGCAGCACCATACCAAATAGAAGAACAAAATAAGTGAGCAAGTTTACAGAGGCTATAGAAAAAGCCATGAGAATACTTGCTGAAGATTTAGAAGACTCAGAAAGTCAGATATGTACTGGATGGGTTTTAGTAAGTGAGTGGAGTGACTTTGAAGGCACACGCTATCTCATGACAGATGTAAGTGAAAACATGAATCCTTGGTTAGCTAAGGGTATGTTGTTATCAGCAGAAGAATATTCGTACAGTCCAGAGGAGGATGTCAATGGCGGAAAATAGAGGCGGATTTCGTCCGACTGCGCCACAGAACAATCCAGCCAATATTAATTCTCTTGGCGGAAATGGACAGTCTGGAACACAGGCTGCTCGTTACATCCCAGGAATGGGCTATGGTAAAGCTAAAGAAATGGTTGAGCAACAACGCGGCGCTGCAATGCAGGGAAGTTTTAATCCTGCTCGAGTGCGAATGGGCGAAGAACGCTCTATGAATACTGGCCCAGCTGTTGTGCCACTAACTGCTCCAACTCAAAATCCAGAAGAAGTAATTACAACTGGTGCAAATGCTGGTAAAGGACCTGGAACTGAAATTCTAAATCTTCCTAAAGAGCCTAGCTATAATCCAGAGATTGATATGATTCGTATGTATCTTCCAGCGATGGAGTTCTGGGCTGCTCAGCCTGGTACACCACAGACGACTAAAGATTATGTCGCATACCTACGGAGTATCGTGTGAGTGTATGGGATACATTAGGTAATATACAGGATTGGTTACGCAGGAAGCCAGATTATAAACCAGCACCAACTGCTGGTCAAAGGTTACCTTCCGCAGCAAACCTACCTGGTGTTACAACACAACCTTCAGCCTACAATCCAGGATGGCGTGGACAATTTGGATTAACTTCTGACATTGCTAAAAACATGCCTAATAATCCTGGTGGATGGAATGATTCAGTAGAGTCTCTTCGTGCTGGGGGAATTAACATTGTTGGTGGAACACTTGGTGTTCTTTCTGAACAAACTATTGGTCGCGTTGACAAAGCAACTAATGGTGGAGTGACTAAGCTATTAATGGCGGGGCCAAAAAATGTTCGTTCAAATTATGCTTTTGTTAGAGCGGTTGAAGACAATTCTGCAGCAATGGGTATTCTATCCGGTATTGCTCTTGTTACTGGTGCCATTGCTGGTGGTATTGCAGGCATCCCACTGGGTCCTCTCGGGATTGCTGGTGGTGCTAGCGTCGGTGCGGGTCTTGCTGGTAAAGGTATTCGAAGCATCAGTAAAGCTGGTGCGTTCGGTGAAGAAACAGCTCAAGCAGCGCGGCTAGCTGAATCAGAAGCTGGGCAAGAGTGGTATAATTACGGAAGAGATGCAACCAGATTAGCTGGACAGTATGCATCTTTCATGGGATTTAAGTCACTCGGCTCAACACTTGCTGATACATCAAAAGGTTTTGGTGCTATAACATCTGGTCTGCTCAACTTTGGTGCAGAAATGACACTGTCTCCAGATATTGGTACTGGAAAAATTGCAGGAGCTGGTATCAGTCAAATTTTGCGTAGACCAATTGTGCGCCCACGACAGACAGTTACTGGATATTTACTCAGCAACTTTGAAGATAATCGCTCACTAAAGACATTACAAGAGAATGTCAACCTAATTGACCGTACAGTTGCTGGAGAACAGACAGTTTATACACCACTTTTTGAGTTTATAAACAAGTCAACTCCTGCTGAAGTAAGCAATCGCACGGGTTTGAACCGTGAAGTAGCTACAATTACATCACAAATTCTACCAGGTGAAGACTTTGCTACTATCGGATTAGTATTAAAAGCTGGTCAAGGTGACTATCAGTCTGTGCTTAAGTTAGCAGGAGAACGTGCTGACATTAAAGCTGAGTTAAATCGCTTAGAGGATGCACTAGTTGCTGTAGAAAAGAATGGAACAACTTACCTAACATACAAAGGTAAGCCAACTTTCCTATCACAAGAGCGTGTAGATATACTTGATGAAATCAATGCGGAAGTTGCTGCCTTAAAAAAGCGCCACTCTTGGTTAGATACAGCTCTAACACTAGATTCTAGAATGATGGATGTCACAGTTTCTAGATGGGCATGGGTTGAGAAGGTACGCAATGACCTTGCTAAGGAAAAAGTATCTAGAAAACTTGAGGCAGAAGGCGTAGTCCCGTCTCCACGTGAGACTGGTGTGGGACGAGTCCTGCAGTATGTCTATCAGAAGTCTCCGTTGTCGGTGCCAATCAGAGTTATCGACAGAATTGTAGATGATACTCCTCGTAATACAATTAACTTTAACGACTCAGTGCAAACTCCTGAGCGTCTTCGTACAAACATTCGTGCATCCGTAAGATTTAACGGCCTGCGCCCAGAAGAAGGCATGCAAATCTACAATAAGTACTTGACTTCCAAGACTGAAGTAGAAAAAATGAATGTAATCGATGAATACACCCAGCGTCTTGCTGAAAATCTTGGCGCTAAGTACCGTGTTAGTCCAGCAAGAATTGCCATTGTGCTAGAGGCATATGATAACGCATACCGCACAATGTTACAGGAGTCACGTACAGCATATATTGAGCGTCGAGGCTACTTCTTTGGTCCTAATGGTGTGGATGATATCGTAGCTGACCCACAACTTATTACACAGTTGGCTAACGGCGCATATTTGCCAGATGCTAAACTATGGGATAAAGCATTTAAGCGCCATGCTGAGAAGTATGGAGAAGGTGCTAGCCTTCCTGTAAATACTGCCCTTGTTGGCAAGTTTATAGCAGAAGAATTTAACAGCCTATGGCGTGGATTTACGCTTATGCGTACCGGTTACCCACTGAACATTATCCGTGACTCATCGGTTCGTGTATATGGTGACTTGGCCCTATGGGGTGTAGTTAAAGATTTAACTGAAGATACAATTAATGCAATCTTCAATACTAACAATACAGTAAATCGCGTAAAGACCAGCCTAGCAACTGCAGCAAGCCCTAAGAAGCAGGCACTATCCTTACGCCAGGATATCGTATTGCGACAGAACACTATTACTGCACTAGATAAGGCACTCAGGGAAGCTGGATTTGACCCAGCAAACCTACCAAAGAAAGTGCCTAACGATATACAGTCTATTATTGATGATATCAATACAGTCAAATCTACCGTTGAAGAGTTGCGTAGACAAGAAAAAGCTATCCTATCTAACGAGAAATTCAATGTTGTTAGTCGAGATAGAACTGTAGATATCTATCCTTATACATTCCCTGCGAAGTTTAGTGGCCGCAAAGGTGACATTACTCGCCAGCAACTTAGCCAAAAAGATGATATCCGCCGTGCGTTGACTAGCCTCAAAGAGCTTGAAATCGAGAATGTACGCAGAGGACGTGGTGGCGCTCGTGGTTTATTGCCTAATGAGAACGAGAATCTACACCTAGTAGAGTGGGAACAAACCCTTAGAGATACTCTTGGCTTCGACCCTGTAGCTCGCATGATTATGCAAGGTGCTGATAGGGTTGCTGTAACGAAATATTTACGCGGAGAAGGTAGCTCCTATATGGAGCGCATGGGATTACCTGCTGCAGAAGCAGGAAGTCAGTACAGCATTGTCAAGCAAATTGTTGATTGGTACGCTCCAACCCAGGAACTACGCGACATGGTGTTAGATGGGACTGTATCTGTTAAAGCCCTGCAGAGACTCTATCCTGATGTAAATACGCGTCCACCAGTGCTAACTGATTTAGTTAAAGACAATCTCGGCACAAGCAACGCCTACATAAAGGGTCGCAACTTTGTTAAGGATGCCGTTGCGTGGCTTTCTACAGCCCCTACGAGCCGTCTAATGTACAGCCCTTACTTCTCTACCAAATACCAGCAGAAGCTACAAGAGATGGTTCTTATAGCCAATCAGCAGGGTCGTAGACTAACAGATGCTGACCAAGACTTATTTGAGAATACAGCTCGTTCCTTTGCGATACGTGAGTACCGTGAAAAGCTTAACTCATTCCATAGAGATATGAACTATGGCGGATTAATTAACTATCTACTAGCATTCTTCCCTGCTATTGTTGAGCAGTATCGTGCGTATGGACGCATTACACTGGAGCATCCAGAGTTCCTAATCAAGTCAGCTCAGATTGCCACCATTCCAGATAGAGCTTTGAATGTACAGGAAGACCCATTTGGCTACCAGTATGTTGAAGTAGATATGCCATTCTATGGAGTTAAGGGTAGAATCCCCGCCTCATGGTTCAACGTGTACAACCCAACAGGTGGAGCAACTATAGTATCTGCTGGACCGATGCTCGCATACTCAATCAACGAATACGCTAAGCGTAACAACATTGAGAATATGGTTACAAGATGGGCATTACCTTTCGGTGCTCAGGCTAACTCTGCACAGATTCTTACGCCGAATACCTTGAAGCGTACAGCTCAAGCATTCCAAGCTCAGCTATATCGTAGCGGAGAACAGTTTAATAAAGACTCCAACATGTTCTTGCAGCAAATTGCAACCCAATATGTGGTTGATAATGGCAAAGCTCCTACTGGAAAACAGCTTGGGAAGATAATTGAAGAGGCTGAAGATAGAGCTGTTGCTCTAGCATGGCTTCGTTTTGGTGGCGCTTGGACATTCCCAACCCAGCCACAGTATGTAAGTTCCTTACAATGGGCACGCGATGAACTCAACAGAATGCGCCAGGCTGACCCAATTAATGGCGAAGAAGAGTTTACAAAGAAGTATCCAGAGTACTTCCTTATGACATCACGTATGGCTGATTCAACATCAGGTATCCATAGCGATGAAACATCTGTTGCTCTTGCTAAAAAGAATCCAGATTTAATTCGACGCCTTGTAGGTGAGATTGGTGAAGAGAATCTTACGGTTCTTGGAGCTATCTTTAATGATGACAACTATGCGTTTTCATCTGCTGCTCAAGCATATCTATCCTCTAGCAAGATTCCTGGAACCAATAAGAAGTTCCGTGAGTCAGCAGCTGTCCTTGATACAGCACGAAGTGCAATCGTATCTAAAGGCTGGTCAGATTATAATAAAGTTATTGAGACAGTAAGCGATGAGATTGAGCAGATACCAGGCTATTCTCCTGATAGAGGCTATGGAAAGCTTTTACTTGACAAGTATAAGAAGGCATTCGTAGAGCTACAGAAAGACCAGAATAAAATTTGGTATGATGAATGGGATTCATATACTGGTGGTGGCGGAGCAAAGCGACGCAAAGACCTAGTATACTCCCTCTCAATTGCAGCCAATACTCCAGAGCTCTGGAAAGACTTGAAAAAGCAAACACGCTGGACAAGCATAGTCAACTATCTGAACTTTAGATACGACATCTATGATGAACTGAAGGCTCGCAAAACGACTATTGACTCTCCTCGTGCAATAGACTTGAGAGAGAAGGTTAGCCTATTCGTTTATGCTCTCAGAAAGAATGATGTAAACTTTGGAAAGTTCTACGATAGATATTTTGATAATGACCAGTTTGACTTCGTATATGAGGGAGAATAGTAATGAGCTTTACTGATGTAGTAGGGCGCGGCAGTTCCGGTGCTGGAACAACCACGACAACAGGTACGCCAACTGCTGGTGTTATCAAAAACATCAATGATAGACTTGGCTCTATTGGTTTTCAGAATATCGCAGCAGGTGTTGATGTTACCGTAGATGAAGCTATCGATAGTCTAACCAAGGCTCAAAAGACTCAGATTGCTACTCTATTAGAAAAAGCTGGCTTTACTGTACGCACCCCTGCAGAACTTGGCTACATATTAAGCACAGCATTTCCTAATGTTGGCAAGAACTGGAAGGATTTTCCAGACCTATTTGCTCAGATTAAAGACCAGATTATTGCACAACCTAAAGACACTGGACCTAGCATAACCCGTTCTATTGCTAAGTATGATGAGTCAGTACTCAAAGAAGTTGCCCAGTCTATTGCTCTAAAGAAGCGAGGCGCCATGCTCAATGATGATGAACTAAAGCAGGCTGTTGACTTGGCTAACTCACTGATTTCTAAGGGCACAGTAACTGAGACTAAGAAGGTTCGTAATCCAAAGACTGGCAAGATAGAGAATGTTGTAACAACAACACCTGGATTTAGTCAGGAAAGATTCGGGGTTGAACTAGGTAAGAAGATTGAAGAACAGTCACCCGAGATGGTTGAACGACGTAAAGCATTTGGATTTATTGATGAGCTACAAAAGATTATGTCGGGAGGAATGTAGTGGCTGAAGAAACAGAACCCGGTACAATCACCGCAGCTGTAGCCGCTGCCAAAGCTAAAGCAGAAGCAGATAAAAAGAACGCTGCTCTTTCTAACCCAGCTATTACCGAGCAGATTCAAATGATTCTTGCTCTTAAAAGCATTGATAGCAAATTAGAAGAAGCCTGGCAACTCTACCTCAAGGGCGACTTTGATGGAATGAATGCTGCCATCTTACAGAGTAATTTCTATCGTAATAACAACTCTACAGCTCGTGCGCGTTTACAGGCTAAAACATCACAACCTGGAGTATATGCTGACGGCTTAGATAAGTATAGACTTGCTACTCGTAAAAGCCTTGTAAGCTCTGGCCTTAAAATGGATAACGCATTATTTGAGGGTCTAGCAGTAAAAGCCTATGATTCTGGCATGTCAGAGGACCAGCTTAAACAACTTATTGTTACCTCAGGTTTAGTTACTGGTTATGGTGGAGAAGTACTAGGAGATACTGCTGCTCTAAAATCTTACGCTAATTCTTTCGGAGTTGGCAAGTATTTGGATGATAAGTACTGGGCACAAAAGTCACAAGATTTATTTTTGGGAATAACAACCACACAAGATATTGAAGATGAAGTACGTAATCTTTCAGCCAGTGCATTTCCTGTTTATGCTGACCAAATTAAGGCTGGCATATCTGTAGACTCTTTGGCTTCGGCATATAAAGGTGCTATTGCTAGCATTCTTGAAAAGGATGCAGACTCTATTACTTTTGATAACCCACAACTACGAGCTGCTCTACAGTATGTAGATAAGGATGGTAAGCCAGCCGTTAAACCACTGTGGCAGTTTGAGCGGGAACTACGTATGACTCCTGAGTGGGAACTTACTAATAATGCTAGAACTACAGTAGATAATCTTGCATATAAAGTAATGAGCGATTGGGGTGTAATTTAATGGTTGTATTTGATGGCACTATGTTAATTGATGGTGGTGGAGATTCATATGAAACCCCGCCATCTAATACTTCTGTTACTACCGATACTGCACGTGTTCGTAGAGGAGAAGAAGCAGATAGACCAACTGTTGAACCTTCTATTGACTACGCTGCGATAGCAAGACAATCAGCATCTGAGGGAGAAGCAGCACTTGCAGAAGCAGAACGTCTTGCTCAATTAGCTCGTGAGGCAGAAGCAAGAGCAAAAGTAGAACAACAGCTTGCCGAATCAGAAGCTGCTAAAAAGGCAGCGGAAGAAGCGGCTGCAAAAGCTAAGGCAGAAGCAGACGCAGCAGCAGCTGCAGCAGCAAAAGCAGCTGCAGAAGAAAAAGCTAAATACGAAGCAGCGCTAGCAAAAGCAAAAGCAGATGCAGAGGCTGCTGCAAAAGCAGCGGCAAACGCAAATGCGGCTGATAAGGCCAGATTAGAAGCAGAAGCAAGAGCAGCTGCAGAAGCAGCCGAAAGAGCAAGACTAGCTGCGGAAGCAGCAACTAAAGCATTGGATGCTGCTAAAAATATTAACGTAGGCGGCAATGTATTTTTACCAGGTACACCAGCTGCTGGCGGTCTTGGTGCTGCAGATATTTTAGCAAAGCAGTACGCTGAACAACAAGCAGCCCGTGAAAAAGAACAGGCTATGCAGCGTCAGTCAATCATGGACGTTCTGACTGATAGGTTTAACCGCTACAATTTGAAGGGATTAATCCCTACTATTAAACGCTTGGCTCAAGAAGGGGCAACTGAAGCAACTATTACCCTTGCTCTACAAGAGACAGAAGACTACAAGCGTAGATTTAGAGGCAATGAAGAGCGTATCAAAAAAGGTTTAAGCGTATTAAACCCAGCTGAGTACTTAAATGTTGAGGATAGCTATCGTCAAATCCTACGCTCCTATGGACTAACACAATTTGATAATGATGAATATGTTAGCCAATTCATTGCTAACGATATGTCACCTGCTGAGTTATCAAATAGAGTGGTTACTGCTGTTCAAAGAGTTCGCAATGCGGACCCAGCAATATCGAGAACGCTTAAGGAT